AAGTTGGAATATCAACATCTTTAGATAATGTCAATAGAGAAGGTTTAATATTTGAAAATACAAAGGCAGAATCTCATGTTAATGGTGCAACTGTCACCAACTTAAGTGTATTATTCATACAAGAATTTTACAGAAAGTTAAAGAAAACATTCTTACCTGGTTTAGAGGATAATGATTTTGCTCAAGACCTTGATGTTGGTAACTTTATCAAACATGCAAGAAGTTTTTATCAATCAAAAGGTATTGAAGAGTCTATAAGGATTCTATTAAAGGTTCTATACGGAGAAGAATCTATAATATTAGACCTAGAAGAGCGTTTATTTAAACCTTCTAGTGCAGAGTTTATAAGAAGAGAAGTTATAATTGCTGATAGAATTAGTGGTAATCCCCAAAAACTTGTTGGTCAAACGGTTTCTAAGTCAAATGATTCTGGGACAAGTGCTTCAGTTTCTGAAGTTGAAATATTAACTAGAAATGAAAAGATATATTATAAAATTTCATTATTTGTTGGATATTCTGATAGAGATCTAATTGAAGGAACATTTACCATTCCTGGTAGAACAAAGGTGATGGAATCTGTTTCAGTAGGTTCTTCGATTGTTTCTGTAGATTCTACAGTTGGATTTGCTCAGACTGGTTATGTTTTATGTGGAATTAACTCAATAACATATACTTCAAAATCAGTTAACCAGTTCTTTGGATGTACTAACATAACAGAAAACATTGGTATTGGATCTGATATTAGAGCAGATGAGACTATATTTGGATATGAAGATGGTGATTTAGCAAAAAGAGTAGATTTAAGAATAACAGGTGTTCTATCAGAGTTTAAAACCGTTTCAGACATTTCTTTAGTTTCTGAAGGGGAAAGAATTTTTGTTAAGAATGTAGGTGAATCTATACCAAATACGGATGTAGATAGCACCTATAAAGAGGTATTTGCCAATTCTTGGATATACAACACTAGCAGTAGATATCAAATTTCGGAAATTTCTGGTTCTACTATCTCATTATCAAGTTCTATTGATAAATCTAGTTTAAAAGTTGGTGATAGAGCTGAAATTTTAAGTAGAAATTCTGAAAATGTTGAAGTTCCACTAATTCAAGTTACAAATATTGATCCATCAAGTAATGTAATAATAGTTTCTGGTTTAAGTGGATTCACTCCTGTTGTTGGTTTATACTATGATTTAAGACGAAAATTAAATAAGGCAAGTAGTAGTGGTATAGAAATAGAAGAAGGTAATGCAAATATTATATCTGATATACTAAACGTATATACTGATGATGATGTTGATGGTTATGTTGCATCTAACTCTTTACCAAGTTATACATTACCTTCATCTGTTAAGAGAACTTTAATTGGAATAGCAGGAACTGCACTTAGTCCAACTGCTGATACAAATGAATATCTAGGTTATAGTGAAATAACCAAAGATTACAATGAACTTGTTACTGGAAGTAGTGAACTACTTGAGTTAATTACTGGAGATGCTGTAGTTTATGAATCATCTAACCCATTAACAGGTTTAGTTAATGGTACAGTCTATTATGTTGAGGTAATTGAATCAAAACCTGGTCAAATTAGACTTTATCGTTCTAGGGGAATGATAGGTAATATAGTAAATGCTATCAGATTTACTGTTGAAGGACTTGCAGCAACTGCTACCCATACTTTTATAAAAGAAGATGAGTATGGTAAAAAGTTATCTGCTAATAAAATTCTTAAGAAATTCCCATTAAGTCAAGATTTATATGTTTCTGGTAAAAATGAAACACCAGTTAATAACATCGGTATGTTGATTGATGGTGTTCAAATAAGGACACCAATATCTGATGATTACATTTATTATGGTCCTATTGATTCATTGGATGTATATAACAGTGGAGAAGGTTATGATGTAGTAAATCCACCAAGATTAACTATTGATAATAGTATTGGTGCTGGAGTTACTGCATTGGTTGAACCTGTTATTAGTGGATCTGTTAAGCAAGTATTTGTAGATCCTCATGATTTTGATATAGATGAAGTAAAATCTATATCATTAACTGGTGGTAATGGATCTGGTTGTATTTTGGAACCAGTTATTGGTATAAGATATAGGGAATTAGAGTTTGATAGTAGAGATATTTTCTTTTCTGGGGGATTATCGATTGCAGATGAGACAATCACATTTAAGAAGAAGCATTTCTTAGATAATGGTGATCTTATTTACTATAATAGTAATGGAAATTTACCAATTGGTATAGGTCTATATGGTGATGTTTCAAACACTGCTAGTGGTAGATTAGCAACTGGTGCTGGATATAACATTAGAGTAGTTAACTCAAGCACAATTCAGTTATTTAAAAATTATGACGATGCAATGGCTGGTATTAACACCATTGGTATTTCAACTGCAACTAATGCTGCAGGTACTCATAAGTTTAGAACAGGGTCTAAGAAAACACTACAATCAGTTAAAGTAATAAATTCTGGTTCTGGTTATCAGCATAGAAAATTACATATCAAACCGTCTAATGTTTCTATAGGATATGCAAAGATAAACTTTAAGGGACATGGTTTTGCAGATGGTGATTTGGTTGAGTATTCAACTTCAGGCACTGCTATTGGTGGATTAAATACATCCAATTCATATCATATATTAAAAATTGATGATGATTCGTTTAGATTAGCAGATGCTGGTTCTGGAACCTTAAGTAGAAATAATTTTGTAAGACGTGATTATGTTGGTTTAGAATCTCAAGGTTCTGGTTTTCAAACATTTAAATACCCAGATATCAAAGTAAATGCACAAGTTTCTTTTGCATCAACTGTTACTGGAACGTTTAATTTCACTCCAGTTGTTACTGGTGAAATAATTGATACTTATTTGTATGAAAATGGAACCAAATATGGATCAAAAGTATTAAATTTACAGAAAAATCCAAAAGTAACTGTTGAAAATGGAAAAGGTGCTATTGTAAGTGGTTCTATAGTAGATGGTAAAGTAGCTGATGTTCAAGTTTTAAATAGAGGACAACAATATTACTCTCTCCCAGAAATTACTATAGATGCTGTAGGATTTACAACTACTAATGTTAAAGGAAATGGTGCTGTTCTTAAACCAACTATTAATACTGAAGGAAGACTAACTGGTGTAGATGTAATTAATTCTGGTATTGGATATACTGCATCTCAAGTTACATTTAGTGTTAAAGCAAGTGGAAAGAATGCAAAGTTTGAACCAAGAGTCAGAACACTAACAATTGATAATAGTAAGAGACAAGGTAATTATAGTTTAGATTCTGAAGGGGATAATAGTTTACATCTAAGTGTTCATGGATATACCTTGGATATTAGAACATCATTTGCAGATGATGGAACAAAACATTCACCAATTATTGGTTGGGCATATGACGGAAATCCAATTTATGGTCCATATGGATATACTACTACTGATCAATTAGGTCCTAATGTAGGAATTGTAACTTCTGGGTATGTTTTAGATGCTTCTAAAGTTGTAGATCGTCCTTCAATAACCGAATTTGAAGCAGGATATTTCACTGATGATTGGCATTATGATGGATCAGGTACACTTGATGAGCATAATGGTAGATTCTGTAAAACTAATGAATTTCCAAATGGAGTTTACGCCTATTTTGCTAGTGTAGCACCTAGTCAGCAAACAACCGATTTAGAACCAAGTTTCCCTTACTTTATAGGTAAAACTTATAGATCTCCATATATTTCATCAAACACTACATTAACACAGGAATTTAATTTTAATAGTTCTAATTTAGCAAGAAATACCTTCCCATATAAAGTTGGTGATGCTCTAGCTGATAATGATTTTATTGTAGAATCTAATGAGTTCCTAAGACAGTTAACAACTATTGAATCTGTAACTACTGGAGAAATTGATAGTTTAGTAGTTTTAGATGGTGGTGATGGATATAAAGTAGGTGATTATACAGATTTTGACGATTCTGGAACTAATGGAACAGGTCTTAGAGGACAAGTTAAATCTCTAGTTGGTATTGCAGTTTCTAGTGTTACGACTGAATTAACTAGATTTGAAAATGCAGTATTTACTTGGAAGTCTGGTACGGAAGTATCTGCAACATATTCTCCATTTTTTGATTTAAATGATAAAGATTCTGTTTCTATATCAGGTTTAAGTAGTTCAATAGTTCATCTTACAGATTCATTTACTGTTGGTGTTTCAACTGATAAGATTGGACTTGCTCAATCTATGACATATCAACCACTCGTTACTGGAAGGGTTGATGATATTTACGTAGATGTAATTCCAAAATCCGTTTCAATTGGTTCATCTATAAAAATTAATGATGATGAGACTGTTAAGGTTCTTAATATCTACGATGTAGGTTCTATCTTAAGAGTAAAAAGATATGGTGTAGGAGCCGCTCATACTTATGGTTCCAAATTAGATATTTTAAATAGAGAAATTACAATACCAGTTAAAGTTGAAAAGTTTGAATCTTCTCTTAATGATATAGTTTACTTTAATGCACATCAATCTGTTGGTCTTGGTCTTACTGAAGGTGGTGGTATTAGTGTTGATTATACTATTGGGGAAACTACAAAAGAGGTTCCTATTCCAACAAGAACAATATATCTACCAAATCACCCATTTGTTAATGGTCAAGAATTAACATTTACTAAGAAGGGAACTGCAACTTCATTAATTGTTGGAATTGGCACTACAGCAAATAACTTATTTAATCTTCCCAATGTAACAACAGATACTTTCACTGTATACGCTATCAATAAGGGACAAAATTATATTGGTCTTGTAACTGAGAGAACTTCAATAGGTAGTACAAGTGAAGGATTATTCTTCCACGGTAATGGATCTGATGATTTTGAATATGCTTTAGAATCTAACCATAATCAAGTTATTGGTGATGTTGATAATATTACAGCAACTGTTCTTACAAATATTGGAGCAGCAAGAACTACTACTCATGGATTAAGTAATAATGATGTAATTAATTTGAATGTTATACCAAATAGTGTTGTTGGAGTAGGTAGTACTGCACCATTGAGTCTTATCTTCAATTCAGAATTCCAAAAACTATTGGTTAATAGAGTTGGATTTAACTCAACTAGCATAGATCATGTAAAAAACAGAATTACAATTAATGATCATGGATTTAAAACTGGCGATAGAGTTTTATATGAGAGTAATGATCCTGCAGATGGGTTGAATAATCCTTGTTATTATGTTTATGAAGAAAATTCAAATCAATTTAGTTTAGGTGAAACTCTAAATGATGTACAGAAACAACCACCTTTATTGGTTGGTATTACATCAACAGGAGGTCAAAATCATACTGTTGCTCTAGTTAATCCACAACTTAAAGTAACTAAAAATGCTAAGTTGTCATTTAATGTTTCTGATCCTTCTTTATCTGGATATAAACTTAAGTTCTTCTATGATAAAGAATTTAAAAATGAATTTATTAGTTCTCAAGATAGTAGCATATTTAATAGAACTGGTGTTGGTACTGTTGGTGTTGGAACAACATCTGCTGTATCACTCTCATTCTCCGAGACTACTCCAACTCAACTCTATTATGCAATAGAGAAAGGTGGGTATATTAGTACTGCTGATCCATTAGTTGATAATTATTCTGAAATTAAATTTGTAGATAGTGCTTATAGTGGAGATTATAAGATATTTGGAATAACTTCAGATACATTCAAAGTTTCTCCAACAAAAATCCCAGAACTTCTTTCATATCAAGCAGACCAATGCGAAACAATAGAATACGCAACAGAATCTAAGTCCGTACTTGGTCCAATTAAAGAGATAAAAGTAATTTCTAAGGGTGTTAATTATAAGAAAATACCAAAATTTGAAAGTGTTGTTAGTTCAGATGGAACAAACGCAAATATCGTAGCACTTTCTACATCAATTGCAAGAATTAATGATGTAAGAATACTTGATATAGGTTATGAATATCCATCAGATAAAACATTAAGTCCAGAAGCATTTGTTTCTCCTGTAATTAGGATTGATAATGTAGATAGCATTAAAGGTATTAATGTTATAGATGGTGGTAATCAATTCTTATCTGCACCAGATGTTATTGTTTATAATCCAGAAAGTGATACAGTTGTAGATGATACTTCATTAACTGCAACTACACCACATCAATCAATATCTGATATTAATATTATTGCACCTATTCAGGGATTGCAATCAGTAAATCATAGAATTGTTACTGTTAATAACTCTAACGGTGTTGGTATTAGTTCCATGACTGGTGGTGGAAGTGGAATAGTTACTTGTATTTTAGAAACTCCAATAAACGGATTTGTAAATCCACCATTTACGACTGGAGATGAGATTTTTGTAGAAGGTGTTGAATTATTTGGTGAAGCAGGTATTGGAACACAAACTAATACAAACTCTTCTGGTATTGCTACTGGTGGAGATGGTTATAACTCTGCAAATTATCAATATAGATTCTTTATAGTTGATGATTATGTAAATTCAAATCCAGCAGTTCTTAAGTATAGTATAGCTGGATTAACAACCAATCCTGGTATTGCTAAAACTTATCAGTCTGGTTATGCAAATATTATTAATAGAAAGAATTATCCTGTATTTGAAGTTATTCAAGAAAGAGGATTATTATTACTCAATGAAAGTATTCTTGTTAAAGGCACAGATAAATTTATTGAAAGAGGTTTAACTGTAGTAGAATCTAGGGAAGACTTTATTAAAGTTGATGGTGATTATCAATTAAGAATAGGAGATAGAATACAAGGTGCTAATAGTAATATTAGTGCAACAGTAACAAATATTGTTGGAAATAGAGCTAAGTTTGTAGTAGATTATTCTAACAGACAAGATTATGGTTGGTTGGATAACACTGGAAAATTAAATGAAGATTTCCAAGTTATTCCAAATAATGATTATTATCAAAATTTATCATATTCTATTAAGAGTCCAGTTCCTTGGGATACTTTAGTTAATCCAGTTAACCGATTAGTTCACCCATCAGGTCTTAAGAATTTCACTGATGTTGGTATAACATCTTCGGTTGTTGTTGGTATTGGAACAACAATTCAAGCAACTCCAGTTATTGTTGTTGATCTTATGAATGATAAGAGAGTTGATACAATTAACAACTTTGATTTTGGAAGAGATTATGATGCTAGACCCGAAGTAAACCCAACAAAATCAAAATTTGCAACATTCCAGAATACTAAATTAACTGATTATACAAAATGTAAGTCAAATAGGGTTCTAATTCATGATGATATTAGTGGAAGATTTTCAAGTAAGGGATTCCAAGATGTATTTTCTGAAGTTGAAGAAATAGATGGCAATTTCACAAAATATTTGGTTCAAATAGTTAATGCAGATACATTTGATGTTCAGTTATCAGAGGTAGCAGTACTAACAACTACAAATAATGCATTTTTAGTTGAGAAATCATCAGACTTTACAAATATGAAGTTGGGTGATTTTGAAGCAACATCAGATGCATTCCAGAGAAAAGCGTTAAACTTCTTACCTACCGATAAGTATGATAGGGATCATGATATTAAGATCCTTAAAACAGAGTTTATTACTAATGCAGTTAAGTCCGAATCCTCTTCTATAGGTCAAATTGATTTGACTGGTACTAATGTAAAAGTTGCAATTGGACAAACAGATGCTAATGATAATATTATTGGAGTTACTACAACATCCATAGCACAATTCTCCGATTCAGACTTTAACGGATTCTTTGCAGATGTTCTAATTCAGGATGATATTACTAAAGAACTCAACTATGGTGAAGTTATAGTAGATTTTGATGGAACAAATATCTTCTATGCAGAAACTTATGTTGATGCTTTAAATGTTTCTTATAGTGCTTCTAGGGTTGGTTTCTTAACTGCAAGATATGATTCGGGTACAATTTACTTTGAATGTGAAAATAGTACAAAGAGAGTAATTAATGCAAGTGCAAATGTTGTTGGTTTGGGTGCAACTATAGATGGTAATGGACCTGTTGGGGTGGGAACATACCGATATGCAGTTCCTGGACAACCTGCAGGTTCTGAAAGGTCTGCTAGATTAGAATCAACATATCATACAGGTACTTCAACACCAATATTGATTTCTACAATCGATAAGAGAATTGATAGTGCAGTTAAGACTCTCGTAAGAGTTTCTAGTAATACTGAATCTGCTATACATCAAGCAGTAATCATGCAAGATGATGGCACTGCAACTACTATACAATACCCATTCACAGGTCAATCTAATAGTGGATTAGGTACTATTGGAGCAGTTACATCTGGAAATAATATTAATATTAATTTCTATCCAGATGCATCACAAACATCTTTAATTGAAGTTCAAGCATATAATGAAGTTTTCAATACTATAAATGATTTCTCTAATACTCCACAGTCCTTGGTTATTGGACCTGCAGAGAAGAGTATATTGTTATCTTCTTATGATGGTGTAAATGGAAGTAGAGCAAATAAAGTTAATTTTGAATTGGAACATAATGATATTCCAATTTACACTAAAGTTTTTAATCCTGCAGATACAACTCAATTAGATAAAGTTACTGGTGAATTTACAATACCAAATCATTTCTTTAATACTAATGAGCAGTTAACCTATACTCCTGGATCAACATTCGTTGGTGTTGGATCAACTGCAGTATCCATAGGATCTACATCTAATACTGCTGGTATTACAACTGATATTCTACCAGAAACTGTATTTGTTAAAGTTACTGATGAAAATAAATTCAAATTATTCAGTAGAAAAGAATATATTTCTGCAGGTGCTGCTATAACATTTACTGGTGTTGGTGAAGGTAATGCACATAAACTTGATATGACTAAGAAACTGTCTAAGACAGTTATTGGATTAGATGGAATTGTTCAACAACCAATTACATTCACTTCAATTGAACATACTCTTGATGGTGCTATTGGTGTTGGAAATTCTCAGTTTGTTCTTAGTGGAATTAGTTCTGTTCAACCAAGAGATGTACTAAAGATTGGACCTGAATATATGAAGGTTGAACAGGTTGGATTCTCCAGTTTACCTGAAGGAACAATTAATGATTCTACTGATGTTGCCCTTGGTATTTGCACTCTACCAGTGGTTAGAGTTGGTAGAGGATCTTTGGGTATTGCTGCAACTACACACACTGACGGAACCGCTACTAGAGTGCATAGAGGATCATTTAACATTGTAGATAGCACTGTATGGTTCTTAGATCCACCAAAAGGAAATACTAGAGCAAGAAGAAATGATACAAACTTACCATATGTAAGAGCTGAGTTTAGTGGTAGAACATTCCTTAGAAGTAATTACGACACTAATATGTTGTTTGATGATGTTTCTGATGTATTTACAGGTATTGGTAAAACTTACACATTAAGTGTTGGTGGTGCTAATACAGTAACTGGAGTTACTGTTGGAAATGGTATTCTATTCATTAATGGAGTATTTCAAACTCCTCTTACCTTGAATAATGCTGGTAATAATTATGAAATGAAGGCAGACACTGTTGCTGGTATTTCTAGTGTTATATTCACTGGTATTAGTTCTGAAAATGGAACACCAATGCAATCTGATTTTGATATCAATCAGAATCAATTACCAAGAGGTGGACTGATCGTTTCAATGGGTTCTACTCCAGGTATTGGATATGCTCCACTTGTAGGTGCTAAAGTAAAACCAAATCTAAAAAATAATACTAATTTATTTGCTGCAGGTTCGATTGATAAGATTACTGGAATAGGTGCTTCATCTAAGTATCAACTTGGTATTCAAACTGCTGCTTATGATAATACTACTGGAATTATAACAGTTACAACAAATTCTGTTCATGGATATGCCTTACAGTATCCAACTACAGTTCACTTAAAAGGTTTAGAATTTAAGTGTCCAACTGATGTTGTTGGAACTCCTACTAATGCTACAACATATGATCCAGCAACGGGTGATATGGTAGTAACAATTCCAGATCACAAGCTTTATGATGGTGATGCAATTAAATTTGATAAGGAATCAATAACCTTTAGTTGTAATTATAATGGTGCTACAGGTTCTGCTGCAGAGAAAGCATATCCTCGTGCTACAGATCCTGCTTATGACAAGTATCTATACATCTCTGACGTAACGACAGATACATTTAAGGTAAATGTACTATTAGGAACAACTCCAACCAATACAGATGCACACACGTTCGTTTCAGCAACACCTGGTGCTGTTAAAACAATTGGTGGTGGTGGATATGTTGGTGTTACAACCTCATTCTTCCAAGACCATGAAAGAGGTTTACCTATAGTTGGTATTATCTCCGAGAGAACATTTGAAGTTCGGGCAGGTTTGACAACAATTCCACACACCTATCATGGTGGTGGAAATGTGTATGAATGGTATAACGATCTAACATTTGGATCTGGTTATAGGGATCCAGTTTCGATTGGTGCTACTGATATAGAATTTGTACATAAATTTGTTTCTGCAAATGCGAATGCAATAACAGACAATGCATCAGTAAATTATACACCATCAACTGTAGATTATATTTCATCAACTGGTGAATTAATATTAACTCTTGGTAATAATCATGGATTAACTGCTGCAACCACACACGATATTAATGGTGTGGCATATACGCCATCTACTGGTGTTGTAACAATTACTGCAGGTGTATTGACTAATGGTCACGGATTCTCTGATGGTGATTATATTAAGATCAAAGATCATTCAATTACACTTACATGTACAATGGATAGTAATGGTAGCAACCATACTTATCCTAGACCTTCTGATCCGATAAGCGGTAAGTGGGTACAAATTACAAATACAACTCAATTTACCTTTGATATTAATGTTGGTGCGTCACCAGAAGTAACATTCACACCAACTTTTGCTGAGTATGATCCTACAACAGGGTTGATGGAAATAACAGTTGGACCTCATACATTAAAACCAGGAACTAGCATCAAACTTGCTCAAGAATCAATTAAATTTACTTGTGATCTTGATGATAATAATGCTGAAAAGGCATATCCTAGAACTACTGATCCATTCTATGATACTGCAATCAAGATTGAATCTGTTACTGATACAACTATCACAATTCAAACTCTAACTACAATACCATCAACAAATATTTCAAGACATACTTTCAGTAGTGCAAATCCAAATGCAGTAAAAACTGGTGGTGATTATACACATACATTTGTTGCTGGATTGGATGCAGCGAAAGATTCAATTCAAAGAGCAACAAATACAATTACTATTGCAACAGAATCTCTAAACTTTACTTGTTCTAGGGATAAGCATAATAGTATTCATCCATATCCTCGTTCTACTGATCCTGCTGCTGGTGTAACATTAGGATTAGATGATTCTACAAGTAATACTATTAGTGTTAATGTTGGATCTGGTGGTGGAGGAGGAACTGGTGCTATTTTCTCAGCTAAAGTTGGAACAAATAAGCATAGATTTGTAAATTCTATCGGAACTCACATATTTAAAGGAACTAAAAAGTGGGATGCAGTTACTGTTGGAACTACAAAGAGAGCTGTTTCTTTTGCAACTTATATTCCAACTACTGGAGTATTAGAATTAACAATAGGATCTCATAGTTACACTACTAGCGATACTTTAACAATCGCACCTAAAGCACTTATCTTTACTTGCGATGCTGATAATCATGAGACATTACATGCTTATCCAAGAACTTCTGATCCAGCATACAATACAGTATTAGCAATTACTGCTGTAACTGGAACTACTGTAACTGTTAATGTTGGTGCTCCACATCAACAAGAAGGTGTTACTGTTTCATACGGAACTACAACTGCAAGCAACGCAACTTACGATCCTTCAACTGGAGAGTTGATTGTTATTAGTAATAATCATAGTATTCCTGGTGCATCTCTCATAACACCAACAAACGCTTCTTATGTTAAGAACACTGGAAATCTAACTCTAACCAAAGCAGGACACGGATATTCTATAGGAGATAAAATCTTAATTGAAGATTATGGTTTAACATTCACTTGCACAAAGGATAACAATCAAACAGAACACAGATATCCAAGACCAACTGATTATGCAAGTGGAAAATGGCTTTCAATTTACGCAGTAACAACTAACACATTCAAAGTTAATGTAAATCCAAGTCCATC